AAACTGCAGGTGCTTGGCCCAAGCGCCCACAAGCATAATTCCCCGCTTGCCGTTCTGGAGATCAAATATCCCCCATATGGTAAGTGCAGATGGATCGTTCTGCTCGTCTGAGGTGAAGGCACCATCGAGCGAGGCAAACGTGAACGAGAAGTCCGGGAACGTCTTGTTCGCTGGATCATAAAGCCCCCACCATTCCGGCCTGAAGATACCCTCGCCCCGTGGCACCGGGCTTTGTTCGTATTGCGCCGCCCAGGCGTAAGGCCCAAGCTCGGCTCGGGTGCGCGCCATGGCCAGCTCGGAGAACCGATCGAGCCATGCCGGCTCGCCCTGGTTGGCATCGACATTGTCAGGATCAGCGCGCGGATCGATCCAGCCGATCTGGTTCTCGATCAGCTGGCCATCGTCGCCGAAGGCGCGCTCCGGATCGAACTCCCACGGGATCATCAAATGACAATAGTCGAAGTCATCACCCAGGGCTGTCCCGCTAATATCGTCCTCGTGCAGACGTTGCATGATGATAACGATGGCACCTCGATCCAAGTCGTTGAGCCGGGTCGATGCGGATTCTCTGAACCAACGAACAGCTTTGGATCGTTCGATATCTGATTCAGCTTCAAGCATATTATGGGGATCATCGATAATAACCCTGTCGCCGCGTTCTCCCAAGGTCACACCGCCGACTGACGAGGCGAGTTTCCAGCCAGTGGACATGTTCATGACTTTGACGATCTGAGTGTTGCGGGTATTCACTCCGTTCTTGACTTCGCGCTTGCCAAACTGCGCACTGGTCTCCATGCCATACAGCGCTTGATATTTGGGCGAGGTGATCAACATGCGGAAACGATCATTGTCGCGCATGGTCAGGAGCTGAGAATAGGAAAACGCAATGTAGCGGTAATGCGTCAGCCCGCGCGCTCCCCACTCCCAAGCCGGCCAGAAGGTGTCGGTCAGCAAGGACTTCATAAAACCCGGCGGCACATTAATGAGGAGCCGCTTGATATCGCCGCGTGTCACCGCCTCCAGATGTTCGCACATCGCCCACAGCGGCCAACCATCAACAAACGGCGTTTCCGGCTCCAGCACATTCCAGAAGTATCTGACAAAGTCGATCAAGCCGCCCTGGCGCACGCCGTCATCGTCGTACCAGCCATATTGACTTTGCAAATGCTTGGCGACCCGGCGCACGTGCTCGGCCTTGCCCGCGAGAAAGTCCTGGATCAGCTTCTGCTTGTTGCTGAAGCTCACTTCGCCTCCAAGGCGCGTCGCGCGATCTCTATGCGTTCCTCAAAACCGGGCGACGTTGCATCACTCAGCGGACTTGCTATTTGCTCTAACGCCGCCTTGTAGCGATCACGCTCCGCTATGATCTCAACCATTCCCTGCGAAGCCTTCTCGATCCGCGCAGTCGCTTTCTCAACCCGCGCACCAAGGCTGGCGATGTTCCACATGGTATGAAAAAAGTCCTCCTCCATCGTCGGCCACGGCTCGCTCATTGCCCCTCCAATACCTTGAAAGCCTGCTCGATAACGCTGACTCTCAGCTGACATCAGGGCGCGTGAAAACGCAGTACAGCACGCGATCCGAATGTGAAGTGCAGATGTGACAATAACCATCCTGAGTGGAGAGCGCGTTCTCCGGCTTTACTGTCAAATTGTTCCACATCCCGCTGCCATCAGACAGAATAGTAATCTCATCACAAGGTACCCGGTGACAGTTCTCGTTCTGACAACACCGCTCCGGATACCAAGAGTGAGCGAGGATCAATGCAACAAGCAGCTTCATGCTTGCTCCAATGCGCGGCGGGCTATGTAAACGACTTCATGTACAGGGCGGCCCATTGCCGTTTTCTCAATTTGCTCCAGCACCGCCCGCAATTTGCCTTCCAACACAACCAGCGTGGCAAGTGCCAATTGCAGCTCATCCCGCTCGGCAGTCAGAGTATTAATTTGGTCCTGCGCCGCCATCATCAAGTTGCGCAGTCTGTCGTTCTCAAAGACGATCTCAAGGCGCTGCGCCGTCAGCTTGGCGTTCTCGGCCTCAAGCGCCAGCACTTGAGCGTTGCTCCGGCCAATAGCGGGAGCGTCCGGCCTTAATGTCAGCCTAAAATAGTCTGTCGTCATTTCCCCTCCAAGGCGCGGCGGGCTATTTCAACCACGTCATCAATAACCTTGACGCTCATACGGTATTCGGCACGCTCGATGATTTGTGCCAGCGCCGCGCGCAGCCGCATGGCATAGTCCTGCGCCTTGCGGCACTCGTCAGCCCACATCTGACCCCCTTGCTTTAGCCGGTCACGCTCGACAATAAGCTCCCGCTCCGTCAGCGCGTAACTCACTGCAATACTTTCCAGCCGCGCAACCTCAGCGGCGAGGCGGTTGATTTCCTTATGTGCCGATAGCGGCCACACTTCACCGATCATTCCCCCTCCAAGGCGCGGAGGGCTATCCGATGAAACGCCGTTTCGGCTTCATCACGCGGCTTTATAATTAACATTTCCTCCAACGCCGCCCGCAGCCGCACATTGTCATCCGCTACCTCAAGCAACTTCCGTTCCGCCGCATCCCGCTCCGCAGTGAGATCAGCAACCCTGCGCTCGTTGTAGTCCAACCAGTCCCGGCTCATTTCCCCTCCAAGGCGGCGTCGATCATGGCTTGCCAGATGTGAGGAGAAAGTTGGTGGCCGCGATACAGCCTAATGTCGCCCTCCCGTTCACCAGCGATCAGCATTTCCCCTGTCGGCTCCCGCATCGCCGCAATGACAGCGCGGGCGTCTTGCTCGTAATGGCTCCAATGGACTAGCGGCGACCGCAGTTCTTGGAGTACCCGCGCCACCCGCTCGACCATGCTGCTCATTTCCCCTCCAATGCGCGGCGGGCTATTTCGCTAATGCGGCCAGTTTCGTCGTGGCCCCAAGCTAATATTTGTTCCAGTGCCGCACGCAGCCGCATGGCATAGTCCTGTGCCTTCCGGCACTCGCCAGCCCACTCTCTACCAGCAGCACGTAGCTTGCCGTTCTCAGCCTTGAGTTTGGCGATCTGATCCGCCGCATGGCCTAAAGCAATACCGTACTTAAAATAATCCGCCGCAGCCTGTAAATCGTCCAACCTGCTCATTCCCCCTCCAAAGCAGCATCGATCATGGCTTGCCAGACTGCGGTTACCACCTTTGGGCCAACACCAAGATAATCACCAGCTTTCCCATCAAGAGACTTAGCGATCATAGCCTCCGTCGGCTCCCGCATTGCCGCAATAGCGGCATAGGCCATATTGGCGTAATCCTCATCGTTGTGCATTGGGTCGCAATCGCACTCACGCAACGCCCGCGCCACGCGCTCAACCATGTCACTCATCCCGCCCACCAGGACTCCGTAACGCCGCTACCACCTCATGAACCGGCTCCGTCACCGTCGTAGCCTGCCCATTCACCATCACCACCTTCACCTCCCGCGGCCCAGCCCGCCAAACCCTCACCACCTGAGAAGGCGCAAGATAAACCCGCCCACCATCCAGCCCCGTCAACCATATAAGCCGCATCACCTGTCCTCCCGCTGCTTGGCCCGACGACGAGCCATGTACGTCTTCATGTAGTCCCGCTGATACGCTTGCCGGTCAAACTTGCCCTCACCCTTCGCTGGCCTTGTATTCACGGACTTCATGCTGCCCTGGCTCGATCCCATCGGCCTCGCCGTAGTTCTCACAGACGGAACATACGACACTGACGATGCCTGCTTCGGCCCAAATTTCACACTCGGCCGATCCGCATTGACAGCAGACGACGAAGACCTGGAAGCCCGTGAGCCTTGCTGAAACTTCGGACATGGACCTAGTGGATGCCTTTCCCCACAAGTGCGGCACAACGGAAATAACATGTTTAGTCCTAACAATGTTAAGACTAAACAGTACCACAACGCCAGCAAAATAAAAAATTTGGTGCGGATGACAGGACAAAGTCGTTTGCGAAAACGTTTTCAGTTTAGGGGGGTGCCGGGGGTCTCGGTACATATATAATGACTGGAACAGACCGTGAAACGCGAACTAGATCAAGCACTTAAGCCCATAAGCGCGCGCCCGTCATCGAGCGCTCAGCGCTGGCGCTAGGACGATCGCACTTACTAACCAGCGACTAATGCGCGTAAGCCATTGATATCATTGGCCACCGATCTGTCTGCTAGTCAGGTCTGCCGGCTCATTGCGCCATCGCCCGGCGCCAGAAACGCCCGCCAGATGCGCGCTCGGGACCGCGGCGAAACCCCGCCCGCCATTGCATTATCGCCTTTTATTGCGCCTTTTATTGCGCCTTTAAATTTGCGTTGTGGTGCGTTTAAATGGCTAGCGGTTTAATTGGCTACTTCCTCTTAGCAACCCAAGTCGAGAAAGCGTGCCGGGGAAACACAGTCAACCAATGCGGATGAGCGAGCCATTGACCGCCAGTGATCCAGTGAGTATCAGCGAGCCTGCTCCGTACAGCAACCCATCGTGCCAGAGCGCAGCCATCGAACATTAGCCAACCATGTGACGAAAGCGTGCCAACATCCGCCAGACAGCCATTCAACGAAAGCGTGCCATATGACGATAGCCAACCAAACCAGACCAGCGAGCCACACACCTGTAGCTAACCAGTACCTGAAAGCGTGCCACACTGAAACAGCTAACCAAGAGGGGGGAAGCGCGCCAAGCAGGACTAGCCAACCAGAACCCGAACGTCATCGACCAAAGCCCACGCATCAGCCCACATATCGATCCATTGGCCCGAGCCGATATAGACACGGGATAGATCATGATCGAGATCGCCAACCTGCCAGATCGGCACCATGGTTTTGATCGGCATCAGGCTGGATGCTCTGACAATGGCTGGGGCTGCGATCAATGAGATCAAGCCGGTGATGAGCTGGCGTCTGTTGGTCATTTGGCTTGCTCGGTCAATGCGTGCTCCAGGCTATCGATCGCGTGCTTCAATTTATCCGCTGCCATATGCACCATTTACGGATCATGCGCGCAATTGTGGATCTCATCGATGATCACCCGCAGAATGGTCACTGTGAGGCTTGGCGAGGTTTCTGGTGGCGCGATCTCTGATGCCATTGGTTTTGTATCCTGGATCTGGTGGTGCATCAGGGCTTGTTTTCCACATCCGTCTGATCTGTGAGATCAATTGTTTGACCTGCCACTTCTCCTCGATCGTCGGTTTCTTGTTGTTTGCGTTTAGGCGGCGCAAATGAGTAACTGAGATCAATTTCCACCCCCAGCTCCTTGGCTTGTTGCGCCAGCTGCGCAACCAGCTCGGCATCGGATAATTGCGTCACATCGCGCTGATCTGTCTGCTTGCCGAAGTTGTAGAATGCCCGCAGCTCCTTGTTCACTTGCAGCTTGGAATACAATTGCGGGATGAGTCGGCCGCGACTGTCAAGCTCCACGCTCTCGATCAGCTTGCGTGACTCCGGATCAAGGTCATCCAGCAGCTTCGGCCGCATCTTGATCTGTGATGGCGTGGTCTCGGTGGCTTCGGTCTCATAGCGTTCGAAATAAGCCCCGATGTCGGCTTCGGCCATGCCCCATAACTGCTCCTCGATCTTGGCCCGCTTCTCGGCAGTGCGTTCCTCGGCCTGCTTCACCAGATAGGCGATACGATCGCGCACCAGCGGCCGTTTCTCCAATTTGGTCGCATCATTATAGGCATGCTTATCCACAGCATAGTCGTGGCCAATGCGCCGGAACGCCTCGACCCGCGGCAGGCATTGCGCCCGCAACCGGGCATAATGTTCCCATTTGACGCGCTTTATCGGCTTGCTGCCGGGGATCGCACCCAATGGCACCAGATCATGGGTCATTTCAGGGCCCTTTTGGCTCTTGACAGGACATCTGTCCTGGTAGGATAATTGCCCTACCAATGGAGGGTGGCTATGCGGATCAACGGATGGATCATTAAGCGCGATCCGGTCATCGTGCGCGGCGCCGCCAATTTCGTGGCCTTCGGACACGGCTTTCATATCGGTTTCGACCGTCAGCGCGAGGCCAAGGCATTCTGCCTCACGCATCCACCGACTGTAAAGCCGCGCCGAACTGATACCTGCTGGTACACGCCCGGCAGCACCATCAAATGCATTTCCGACTAATGGAGAGTAAAATGAGGGATCTCACTTTTAGCTGTCATAGCTCGATCTGGCTGTTGGCATCCAACAATGATGCCGCGCGCGAATGGATCGATGAGCATATCCAATACGAACAAATCTGGGGATCGCACACACATCGCCAGATCGTAGTCGAGCCACGTTATGTCGAGGCCATCATCAACGGTGCCGAAGACGACGGTTTCACCGTGGATGTTGAAGTGGTCCGATGATGCACGCACCGACCATTCATTCAGTCGGCCTGCCGCCGGAAAAACACGCCGATCGCGTGGTCGCCGAAATGCTGCGCATGATCGCATCTGATCAGCCACCACTGATCGCCCAATTGAAACACATTCTCAAAACCACACCGGATGGCAACCCGGCAGCGCAAGAGAAACTGCGAAAGAAGTTGGCCGACGTTAACAACAAGCTGGTGCCCGATGTGTATTTGGAACCGGGCAAGCGCGGCCGCTACACCATGCACATCGTCAGCATCGCGGCCTGGGATGCAGAGCAGCGCGACTACATCACCGACGTCAAGGATCGCATTCCCGACAAGCCCTGGCTGGCTTGCATCATCGTGCGCTACCAGAGCAAAGGCCAGCACCGCTATCGCGAAACAATGGCCAGGGCTTTATTAGTCACGCATCATTCGTTGAGTCGCTTGGCACAACGCTACGGCGCCCAGACCGCAGGCGATCTGCTCATTGCTGCTGATGCGATGATGCAAGCGTTTTTGCGCGAGATCAAAATTCACGGCAACAGTCCGAAATGGATCAAGAACGAATTCCGGCTGCACTTCAAATTGGAAGATGCGACCGGCTTCATCCAGCACATTACCGCTATCATCAAGCTCTGCGACGACGGCGATAGCGGAGCTACCGTCGTCACTTTGTTTTAACCAGAAGGGTGGAACCATGAACCTGAAACGCGCACGTTATGTCGTGGAAAAGATCGGCGATCGCTGGGTAGTGCGCGATCGCCAAACTAGCTCAGCCCACAGCCTGCATCAATTTCGCTGGCAGGCCCGCATGATCGCCCGCCAGCTTAACGGCAGCGCCTAGCCCTCCAACCTACCGCGCTGCCAAGGGCCACGGCTAAGCTCCCCAGCCCTTGCCGTGGCCCTATTCTATTGGGTTTCTGGCCTATTGACAGGGCATCCCATATCTAGGATAATTAGCCTAGAACCATGGAGGGTGGCTATGCCTACTGAGAAGAAATTAGACGATATTTTCGAAGGTCTGGATCACGACCTGAACGAGGCTCCGATGACCGCGCCAGCTCCTGCGCCTGATCTGGCTCAGGCCGGCTTCATCGAGAAATGCCCGGCCTGTCGCGGCTCTGGTCGTTTCCATTCGTTTCGTGGCCGCGATCTCGGCAAGTGCTTCAAGTGCGATGGCGCCGGCCAGAAGACCTTCAAGACTTCTCCGGAAGCCCGCGCCAACGCTCGCGTCAATAACGCCATTAAGGCCAATAAGCGCGACGCCGAAAAGGCGGCTTGGCGCGAGGCCCACAAGGATCTGATCCGCTGGATCGAGACCGAAGCCGATCGTTTCCGCACCGGCAAGACCACCTTTGACTTCATCGCCAAGATGTCTGAGGCGATCACCGAGTTCGGCTGGCTGACCGACAACCAGCTAGCTGCGGTGCAGAAGTGCAAGGCCAAGTCCGACGAACGTCAGGCGACCTGGAAGGCCAAGCGCGAGACCGATGCGGTCGCGATCGACTGCAGCAAGATCGAGCAGGCGTTCGATCGCGCCCGCGCCAACGGCCTGAGCCGCAAGCTCAAGTTGCACTTCCCGCACTTCAATATCTCCCCGGATCGCAATGGCACGCTGTGGGTCAACAGCCTGACGCACACCAACGATCGCGGCCTGCCGGCGGCGTTCGGCAAGATCGTGGATGGCAAGCTGACCACGTTCCGACTGGCCACGCCTGAGATCGTCGAGGAGATCAAGGCGTTCGCCGCGGACCCGGCCAGCAATGCTCGCGTCACTGGCAAGCGCAAAGACTTCGGCATCTGCTGCTGCTGCGGCGCCACGCTGACCGATCCAAAGTCGATCGAGGCCGGCATCGGCCCGATCTGCGCCAGCAAATGGGGTTTTTGAAATTGCAACCGGGGCGTCTATGACGATGACAGCACACCGGTTCAGGGCGAACTCAGAGTTTGACGTCCCAGTCCGAATCAGCCATAAGCGGTGACGTCACGTAAACCCTAAGACTGGCGCCGGCTCGATCGGCGCCCTTTTCTTTTTCCTCCGCTCGCTTTAATGCCTTCCATTGCGCATTTTCCCTGGCAATAAACCGTATTAATCCGGCCGTCGGCGGCTGCGACGCATTTAATTCAAAATAATCCGGTGGCCAATATCCAAAAATGACTTTGAACTTAACTGCGCTATAGCCGCGGGAATAATTCCTATTTTCCCTGATCCACTTCAGGCCGGCATAAGTCCTTGTCAGGGCTTCCTGTTTAATTATTCCATTTTTCGGGTCCATCCACCATTTGCGCCGATGGATCACCCTTGGAAAATAAGCTCCGCAATTAATGCAATAATACCTCAGCCGCTGGATCGGCGAGCGTTCCTGGCAGCGATCGCAAGCCACACAAACCAGCAGACCCATCACGCCGCCGCCTTCCAAAAGGCCGGCCGCTCGATGAACCTCATGAACCGCACCGTCGCCCCGCTCGGCGGTTCGAACGTTCGCCATCCGGCACCGGCTCCGATCGTGGTGCGCAGCGCCCAGGTGAACCTGCCGGCGTGGTATAGCGCTATTTCGGAATCGGGCCGCGCGCCCATGCGATAAAGTTCGCGGCAGGCACGGAGCAAGGGCTGATGCGAACGCCCCTGTACGACGAACTGATTCGCGCCGCCGTAATAACGGAACTGATCCTGGCCCGCGGGCTTGACCACGATCGCGTAGGTCATGGGTTGCGCTTCCACGATTCGATCAATTGCAGATCTCGGATGGGATAAAGCGGAGGCATGGTAGGCGAGAGCCAATGCGCCGGCCGACCCGGCTGGAATTCGTAGGGCGTTACTTCCATCAATTGCCAGCCCCAGGCCCAGCCCATCATTCGGAACCAGCAATCCGGCAATTCCAATACCAATAAATACGCCCAGTCTGGCATGCCCTTACCATCGGCCGGCAGCAATAGTTTGTGCCACGACTGGCGAATATGCTTGGCATCGATGAATGAACCGATGTCTGGCAATTTATGGCCGGCGGGCAATTCGCCATTGTGCCATTCCGCATGAGGGAAAAATGTCCAGGCCGCACCCTCAGCGCGGAAGGCATCCATATGGCTCTGTTCGGCCTCGCGGTAGCTGACAGTTCGGTTATTGCGATGAACCGCACCCTCGGCATGACGGACCCGCTGCCGCATGGCGCCGCGGGCGCCGTATTCCTCATAGAGCATTAGCGATAATTGGGTCGCCGGCTGCAATTCCATTATTCGGCCGCCTCGATTAACGCATCGCCAGCCATGAACAGATCGGTGAAGTCGTCGCGGAATTTACGCTGGTTGCCCTCGCCATAAGGCGGATAGCTCGCCGCGCGGATAATGTCATACAGCTCTTCGGGCTTTTCGGAATGCTCGCCACGGGGCGCACAAAAATGCGTAGCGATATTATCGGCCCTGGTGGTGCGATCGCCCAATGTGGCAAATAAAATTAATTCGGTGGAATTACGAAAATATCGACCGTAACCGAACGCCCCATCCTTTATCCAAACTAATAAATTTTTATAAGTAAAACCCCAGAGCTTGATCAAATTAAGCGCCACTTCAAGGTAGGCATTAGGACAACAGCAATACAGGTGACATTCCTGCTCAGCCCAGTCCCTCAATGCCAATTTGGTCAATTCATCGATCGTTTGCTTGGCATAAGGCGCCCGTGACATAGCGCCTTTGGAAAACGCATCAAATTCCCAAGCCGGATCTACAAGAATGGTGCGGTACTTTCCCGGCCGCGGTTGAATACTGAGAATACGCTGTTCGTCCTCGGCTACTTTTTGCAAACGCAAAACCTTGGATACCTCATTGCGCTTGGTCTTCGGACATACCGTTCCATCACCGACAAGGCTATCCAATACCGGCTTATCCAGCCGGATAAGCTTGTCAATTGTCGTATAGTCAGCCGGAAACGACTCGTCCAAAACGCGAGCATTGCTCGCGTTTTTCGCCCATTCCGCGATACGTATAAAAACACGCGCAGTGGATGCATCGAACTTGCAATGGGTCAGAAGTTCCCGCCATTCCAGTGAAGTCAACTGTGCTTGGGCGGCCAGCAACTCATTTCCTAATTCGACAAACCCCCGCTTGGCGCTATCCACAACCTTTCGAAAAACCTCATTCAACCGCATGGCCCATTGCTCGACAGACAGACTTGCCGCCACTGCCGTCATGACCGAACTCCGCTAATGGGAAAAATGTCAGAGTGATTCGATGCTAAACTGATTCGCACTCTGTCGCAAAACGAACTTTAGTTAACGCACATGAAGTTCGCTTTCATCTGTCACAAACTATTCGACGAGCGCGCCAGCTTGAGCCTGGCGAGAGCTTTGGATGACCTCGGCCATCCGTGCATCGTCGCCGGCTTCGGCCGGAAGGAACCGGACGTGCTATCCTATGCCGATGTCGTCATCGAGGTCGGTCACGCCCGCGACGATCGCATTCCCAAACACTGCGTGCATATTCCGTGGGTGCAAGAATACTATGCCGGCGGCAGCGATCCGGATTACGACGGCGCCGCTTTGCCCCACGACATGATCTACACCTTCGGGGAACCGGAGATCATCGGCGCGCCCCGCTTCAAGCATTGGCGCGGCAGCCTGTGTATGGGTGTCGATCCCAATTTGCTTAACTACCCCCAAAAAGAAGGCCAGTTAAGCAAACTCGACTTCTCGATCGCCGGCTTCATCGCGGCGCCCGGCTGGTTTCTCAAGCCATCAGAACTGCCGCCCGTGCCAGAGCCAGGACATGGCTACAACATCATGGCAGAGCTGATGGCACTGATCGTGAGGGAAAACCGGCTGAAGCCGCTATCCGGCTCATTCAACCAAGTCGCCGCGTTCACCAACTTCAAGGAGGTATTGCACACCTACATCAAACATTATTGGTACGTAAAACCGGACCTGTGGACCAGCCTGTACGGCGTGGCCGCCCAGAACGTCCATGAGACCGCCAGAGCCTGCAACCGGTACACGGTCGCCAAACTCATTCTGTCGGTATCCGATAACGTCGAGTTCTGGGGCTTGCACTGGGATCTGTGGCCAGAGCTGGCGCCATGGAGCAAGCCATTCACCAATGACCGCGAAACCCTGCTGAACCTTTACCAGCGATCCAGGATCAATGTGCACGACAATGTCTTCGGCTTTGCGATGCACAGCCGGGTGCTAGAGGCCATGGCGGTCGGGGGCTTCATCATGGCACACGAAAGTCCACATGTCGGTAAACCAGGACAGATCACGGAAACCTTTATTCCCGGCGTCCATTACGGCGAATACAATGCCGACAATTTCATGGAACAAGCGCGCTATTGGCTCGATCGGTCAGCCGCTCGCCAGACAGCCGCAATGCAAGCCCGCGGGGTCATTAAAGCCAAGCATCTATGGCATCACCGCGCGCAGCAGATCCTCGGCGACTTATCTCATTAAAAAGGGATCTCGTCGTCATATGGCGGCTTACCGCCACCCTCGACAACTTTCAGCTTCGGCTTGTCGTTTGACTGCTTGTCTTTGCGCTTGAACGAGAACGACATCCACTTGGTACCTTTGGACGACTCCTTGAGCCAGCCGTCCATCCAATAGTCCACGCCATCGATCTTGCACTCACCGGCATAGTCAGCCCAACTTGCAGTTTCCGGGTCATCCCCTTTGCGATTATTCCGAAATAGCGAACCAGTATTGTCACGAGTTTCCCAAGGCATTATATCCCCACCTTTTTAAATTTCCGCGAATCCGCCGTTCCGCTGCATCCCCCACCGGGTCCGGTGAGCAGCTTGGGGGGAGGACTGTGACACCGTTTAGCGCCGATGCCGGTTTATCGTTTGGCCAGAACGTCCCCCTGCATTTGCGCACGCGGGTGATTTGTCGGCGTTATCCCTCAGATCGTCCTCTTCAGTCGGGCCGTCGGAACCCGCTGTAACGCGGAGAAGTGCCGGCGGTGCGTACTCTCCACATTGACTATCGGCTGTGGAACCGTTACTACACTTTTACCAGCTCGATCGCACGCCAATGTGCGGGCTGTCGTGGTTCCACCCGATTTAAGCAAGGCGCCGGCCGCAAGGCCGGCGCTTTTGTTTTGAACGTGATTCTAATTTTTGTCTAGAGGCTCGATCTCGATTCGCATCATTGGCGCGATATCCACAACCACGCGCGTGTGGACATTTTTTGCTTGCCAGTCATTGACGAACACAATGCCTTGCAATGCATCGAGCGCAATCTTGGTGAAATTGTCGTTATCGTTTTTGTTTGTCGGGCTTGTCACCACAGTTATCGACACCTTCAGCTCGCCATTTAATGGCGGCCGACCGCCCATGACGGCTTTCGCCATCCAGCCCAAGGCGGCCTGATATCTTTTAGTTTGCCTGGGGGTGTAGACATGGCCGCGAGCAAAGCGCGGCCGTTGTTTGCCGCGCGGCTCGCCCGGCAGCTCAATGACAATTGGCAACTGTAATGCCGACGGTATTGGCGGCTTCATCGTCCATCCGGATCGCGCGGATAAAGGAACGCAGCAAAGTGGCCGGTCCCGGCGGTTTCTCGCCGGTCAGCACGCGGATCTCGTCCTGGACGCTCTTGAGCCAAGCCATATCGTCTTGGTCCAGCGCTATAGCGATTCTGGTACTGCGCATAGGTTCCATATACCACCCTTTATATCCAATATATTAACGTTTACGCTTTCGTTCCAAGACATGACGGCGTTTTACGACATTTTCCCGTGTGAAATAGATCGGCTCCAGGTCTGGCCAGGGCACATTATCCGGCCAGATATTATGGATTTTCACCAGCATATTGCCGTAAGCATCAACCGATATACTGCGGCGACGGGCCGCAAACTCCCGCAAAAATGTGCCATTGCCATAGGCCCTCATCGATACTGTCGGCAGTCCAGTATCGACCGCTTCGGCATAAGCCTCGGCCAAAGCCAAGATATTTTTCCGACAGATCTCGGCAAACATAGACTCCCCTTACCTTATCCCCAGGTACATTTCTACTATTGACTGTTGCTGTACAATTATACTATGTGGACAACGACGGCAAGTGGTCTGCCCCTACCGATGGGGGGATACCCGGCAGACCCTGGACCGTCCAACCGCGGTAGTAGGGGCGAGGCCGCCTCCAACATGGTGTCCAGCGCCTCGCCCCGAACCCGCCAAGGGTGGACAATGAACAGTCTGCAAGACATCTTGGCCATTCTGGCCATTTACGCGATCGGTTTCGTGTTGGTCGGCGGCTGCGCCTGGGTGGCCCGATGAGCTACCGCGGTCGCGAACGTTACATGGCCGAGCAGCGCGCCAGGAAGGCAGCTGCCCTCGCCCACCTCCTCAACCGTCATTGCAGCTATTGCCAAGCCGCTACCGGCGAGTTTTGCCGCACCGAGAGCGGTGTCGAGATACTGGCGATCGGCCAGATGCACGAAGCTCGCTTGGTGCCGAACCCCCGCAATAAATGGACCCGACTGGTGCGGCGATGAGGCTCCGGATCATTCGCAACGGACAGTATTGGATGGTGGTCGGCAATTACAACCTTGCCGTCAGCAGGAAGCGCCATCGGTGGTGGCTACTCGCCTGGATGGAAATGGCCCAATACGAAGTTTGGTATTTAAGAGGACTGTAACGAGGAGAAAGAATGGGCCGCTTGATGAAACGCCTAATCGCTTTAACGCATCCCCGTCCCGAGTTCGGGGGAGCACCGGCTTTGGTCGAGCCAGCCGGTGTTGGCCGGGAGGGCTTGGCGCAGCTCGCCCTCCCGGCGCCATTACCACGACTGCGACCAAGAGGGTGGACTATGACAGACGACATTGAACTGCCGGTCGAGGCAAACCTGCCGACGCCGAAGGCTGATGCGGCGAAGGAGGCGGCCATGCAAGCCGCTTTTTTCTACCAGCAGAGCCAGGACGAACGTGCGCGAATCATGGATAACCTGCACCAAGCCACCAAGGCTCTGGAGCAGAAAAACTTCCAGATCGATCAACTTAATTTGGCTCTTGCACAACAGCAGAACCGCCATGACAGCCTGCAGCACGCCTACAACGATCTCATCCAGGACAAAGCTGACCTGGAGGCGATCCTCGACAACCACCAGCGTGACTTGGAGAACATGGCCAACAAGCTGTCGCGGTTTGAGTTTTCTCGCGTTCGCCGCGCTAATAAGCAGCGCAAGCGCAGCAATGGCGACACCGTGTCTGACCATAGCGGAAGCGCGAGCGAAGTGGTCACAGACCCACCTGTATTGGCACAAGGGGCCTGATGGCCGCTGCTGGGATGACCGGCCAAAGGGTAACGATGACTACGACCGCCGGCCGGCCATGAAAATAAAGATCGTCTTGCCGCCTCCCGACAACGTAGCGGCGGCAGGGAAGCCACCGGGGCTTGACAGGGTCGCCGCCCAGGCTCCGGTGGCACAACTGCTGTATCCGGAACTGACGAAAGGCGGCGAGCGACTGAACGCATATCCGGTGATGATCTGGCCGCAACCGTGGCTGTCACCCAACACCATGCTGGAGTGGCCGCTTTTGATCGACATCGACGAGAAACCGTTCACGACCTGGAGCAAGAGGATCGCCCAATGAATACGAAACCAAACGTACAGCTGCCGCCAGCTGCCGGTACCGCAACGCTGGACCCGTTACCGCAGATCACGGCGCAGAGCGTTACGCCCATGGAAATGCTTGATCGCGCCATTCGGGCCGGCGCCTCTGTCGAGGTCATGGAAAAGCTGATGGGCCTGCAGGAACGCTGGCAGGCCAACCAGGATAGGCGCGAGGAGATCTACCGCCGCGAGGAAGCCAAGATCGCCTTTACCCAGGCGCTGATCGAGGCCAAGCGGCGGATGCCCATTATTGTCAAGAATCGGGAAGCTTCGTTCGCTACCGAAAAGGGCCGCACCAGCTATCAATACGAAGACCTCGCCACGATCGCCAAGGTTATCGATCCGATTCTTGGCGCGAATGGGTTGACCTATTTTTTCGAAACGAACCAGACCGAAACCGAAATGATCGTCACTTGCGTGCTCGCCCACGAACTGGGCCACGAGGTCCGCAATACGCTGCGCGGCCCGATCGACAAAAGTGGTTCGAAGAACCCGATCCAGGCTCAGCAGTCCACGGTCACCTACCTGCAGCGCGGCACGCTCAAGGCTTCATTGGGTCTTGCCGCGGCGCGGGACGACGACGGCCACGGTGCTACCGCCAATGGCAACGGTGCCAAGATCACCCCGGAGCAGGTCGAGCTATTGCAGATCGCGATCGACGCCAAGGACGCCAAAACCTTGCAATGGGTGCTCGACAACGTCAGCACGCTCGCCAAGACCAAGATAGAAAGCCTCAAGGACATCCCGGCTGCGCACGTCCAGCGCGCCTTCAAAGGAGTCGAGAAAAGGAAAAACAAGTGAGCGAAGAATTTGGCGCACTATCGCCAGAGCGAATCGGCCGCGCCACCGCCTCGCGCATCAAGGACGTTATTGCCAAGACCAAGGCTGGCCCTGGCGCCTCGCGAATCAATTATCTGGCCGAGCTGGTAGCCGAACGGCTGACCGGGGAGCCTTACCCAAGCTTCCAAAACGCCGCGATGAAATGGGGAAACGATGTCGAACCTTCGGCGCGGGCTGCCTATGCCTTACATGCTGGCACTGACATCAAGCCGCTAGGCTTTGTCCGTCATCCTACCATCATCATGGCTGGTGCTTCCCCGGACGGCGGCATCGGCACCAAGGGCCTCGTCGAGTTCAAGTGCCCGAATACGGCCACCCACATCGCCACCTTGCAAGGCGCTGAGATCGAGACCGGATATATCGCCCAGATTTATTTCCAGCAGGCCTGTACCGGCGCTGAATGGACCGACTGGGTTAGCTTTGACCCACGCTTGCCGGAACGTATGCAGCTGTTCGTAAAGCGCATCAAGCGTAACGATGACATGATCGCTCAACTGGAACATGAAGTTCGCAGCTTCCTGAACGAGGTCGCGGCCACGGTCGAGCAATTGGAAAAGCAATACGGCAAGGCAGCGTAATGGCTGGCGAATTCCTAGAGGTCGGTGACCAAACGTGCATTTTCAACTTGCGCGACCTTCGCCCATTCAAATTTGCCAGCGTTGGAATCTGGTCCACTGGAGTAGCTTTACTAGTCATCGATGGCCAGCCCCGCACCATGACCGAAAAAGACTGCCGATGGCTCGCTGATCTGCTTTTACAGACCGCCGAAAGACTAAAATGAAGAACCTGCAACCGGCAGTCTTTACTTGGGACGGCGAGGTCATGCGGCCGACACCGGTCTCGCTGCCGTTATGCATGCGCCAGTTTGTCAGGGGCGAAAGCTACCTCTTGACTGCTGAGGAGCAACGTTCAGCCGCCAGCCACCGCGAGTTCATGGCCCTGGTGCACGAGGCCTGGACCAATTTGCCGGAACGCCTAGAGGCAACATTCCCGACGCCGGACAAGCTGCGCTACTGGTGCCTGATCGCCGAAGGCTTCGCCCACGAGAAAACCATTCTGCTGCAAACCAGAGGCGATGCGCAGCGGGTGTACGAATACCTCTTGGAGGGTCCAGAAAATACCCATGCCGAGATCAACGGCAACGTCGTCAAGGTCTGGACCGCCAAGTCGCAACGCTACGCTGCCATGCACAAGCAGGAGTTCGAATCAGCTAAGGAAGCGGTGCTGGAACGGCTCGCCGAGCTGATCGGCGTGCATCCGCGCGAGCTAAGCAAGAACGCCGGAAGAGCAGCATAAGCCACTGATAGAAAGCAACCCAGTCAGGTGTAGCGAGCCATCACACGGAAGTCATCCATAATAAGCCAGCGCGCCACACTCAGGCAGAAACCCCGGCCCAGATAGCGAGCCGCGTCACGTTAGAAAACCAGGAGCACGAAGCGAGCCATCCCGTACTAGGAAACCAGCACAAGGAAAGCGAGCCATCCTTGCCCAGAAACCCCGCCCCGATTAGCGAGCCAGTCATCTACAGACATCCAGGATCCGCAAGCGAGCCGCTGGCAATTAGAAATCCATCTTGATCAAGCGAGCCATGACGTAACAGGAAACCCTTACACATGAGCGACACCATCAAAATACTCAATGCCATGACGCGCGGCGTTTACGACCTGCAAAAGCTGCGCATCCAAATGGGCCTGCGGTTAGTCGCCAATTTTCGGGCCAAGCTCAAAGAACAAGCCGGCGAGGAACCTCCGGAAGATGACGAGGAACTATCGGCCGAAGCCCAGAGTGTCCTCGATCGGCTGAAAGAGAGTTATAAGCGGCTGACCGATGGCATAGCCCGCAACCGCGCATTACCGGCCCGACATGGCTTTGTCGGTGACGAGCTAATCAGCACCTATGCCGAGCTGACGTTGGCGGACGAGTATTTCACTCTTGAGCGTGAAGAGAGCCGCCAGTTCCGGTTGCTGACCGGCACGCTGGAGGAAATACCGATCTACCAGCGGTATCTATGCAATGTCCGTGGTGTCGGGCCGGCCATGGCCGCAGTTCTGATCAGCCGCTTCGATCCACATAAGGCACGGCATCCATCGTCGTTCTGGAAATATGCCGGCCTGGACGTCGGTCCAGACGGCCGCGGCCGCTCGCGCCGTGATGAGCATCTAGTCGATCGCGAGTACGTCGATCGCAACGGTGAGATCAAGACGCGCCGCAGCGTTACCTTCGATCCCTGGTTAAAGAGCAAGCTGCTTGGTGTGCTTGGCGGTTCTTTCCTGCGCAGCAAGTCGCCTTGGGCGCAGTCTTACCTCAACTACAAGCACCGCATCGAAACCGATCCAGCGCGTCAGAAAGTCAGCAGTGAAGAATGGAAAAAAAGGTATCGTGCCAAGGAGGACGTGACGAACCTGTGGACGCCCAAACGCATTCACAATGCCGCGCTGCGCTACATGGTAAAAATGTTTCTTGCTGATCTATGGAAGGAATGGCGGACGCTGGAAGGCCTGCCAACCGGGCCAACGTATTACGAAGCACGTCGCGGCTACGGCCACGGTGAAGCAGCTTAGCCATCGAGCCAGCGAGCGGGCCAAGCCGCCGAAGATACCCATCAATAGTCAGCGAGCCAAACTGAAGAAGTGACCCAGCCGTAGATAGCGAGCCAAGATGCACTAGCCACCCAGACAAGTTTAGCGAGCCAACCCCATCTAGACATCCACCATTTGCCAGCGAGCCAACCACAGCAAGAAATCCAGATCTCCGCAGCGAGCCAGAATGTGAAAGACGTCCATAACGGAACAGCGAGCCAGATCGGT